ATAATTCACGATAAACATATAATCTCTTATCAGGAGATATAGCACCAAAACCTATCCAAGTCATTGCTCTAAATCCCCAATCACCAACTACTATTTTAGGCCACCATTCAGGAATATCCATAGATTCTATTACATGCAAAGCATTCTCAGGCTCATCAGGATATTGTTTATCTCTAAATTCCTCAAATACCTGACCAAGATAAGCATCAAAAGAACCATAAAGTTTTGCTTGCTTATCGTGCTCAGGTAGAGCTTGTAAACTATTCTTATAGTCAGGATCAATATGAGGATTATCAGCTTGAGTAGCATGAATGAATATTCGTTTAATATTTCCCTTGCCTACAATTATCTTACCACCAGCAGGATAAGGATCTATATATCGTTTCTTAACGAATGTATGACCAATCCCACCAGGCATGAATGCCGTGCGTATAATTGCAGGTAATGATTTATCTGATGTCCGAACGCGCGTAAATCCAATATATAAATAAATATACTCAACAAATGATGTAAGCTCGTCTGGAGTATATAAATTAATTTCCATTGAATCATATTTATGAACATCATCTTCATTCTCACAATGAGCTAAATAAATTATAGATCCAGCAGGTTCAGTTCCTGCACCATATTGATCTTCACGTAAAAATGTCCATGTCATTTCCTGTTTATTATACTTCGCACCAAACGGTCTATATAACTCTCTAGAGCGAGGAACAATCTCATTCCTCAATTCTGGATAAGTTCTTCGCATAAATACTTGCTTAAATTTTGGATTTTTATACCATTGTCTGACGAGTGGAATGACAAGTAATAATTCACTTTTACCAGAACCAGCCCCACCACCAAATCCTGCTTCTTTAATAGAATCAGGAATAGATAGAAATAGTTCCTGCTTTCTTGTAGGATGCCACTCATTGTTGATATTAAAAGGCATGATTATTTATATTAATTAAATAGATTAGATAACAGCACCTTGAATGAATGCCTTAGCACATTCTTTCTGAATAGGACTAATTAATTCAGAACGTAATCCAGATTCATAATGAAATGTTGCACCACAACCATATGATACTGCTTCACGCGCGAGTCTACGAAATACATGAACATCATTAGATCGATTGCCAGGAATATTTATATCGCCAGCACCAAGAGGCTCATTATCCATTACAGGACCATGAGTTCCCGGTGTAGCACCATCAGGATCTCCATATATTGAAAAGTAAATATATCGTCCTATTAACATAGCCTTCGGAAGATCACGTCTGTTATGAATAGTAGAATAATCCCAAGCAGGAATGATAGGAAACTCTCCACCTAATCCTGAACCGCGCGAGATTATTTTAGCATTCACTGGACGATAGAATCTATATGGATCAAATCCATTCTGCTTCCATTCATTTCCTAATTCAATTAATTGAGTAGTATCAAATAATGCTGAACAAACATCATTTAAAAATAACTGCTGATCAATATATACTGGTAATTTATATTGAGCATCAGCTAAAACAACTACCTCTGGAATTTGTCCCTTCGCGTTCAATAACTTCACGAAATCATTTAGTCGACTTAAACTATATGAAGGATTAAAACTAGCAAGATTATGACACATCAAAAAGAATCGCGGTCCATCGAATCCCAATTCGCGCATTTCTTCCATTATATCCATCCAATTATCATTCTCTAAATACTTCTTGAATAGTAAGAATGAAGTATATTGAATTAATTTAGTTCCTTCCCAATCACCAAAACTATTTAATCGAAGAAATTCAGTTCCTCTAACTTCAATTGTATCAGCCGGTTGAATAATTGGAATACCATTTAACTCTTTTATAAGTCGAATAGGTGATTTACCCTCTCTATATATTTGCCATAAGAAATGAGCATAATCAGTATCTGCAGGTATATTAGGCGTAGTTCTAGTGATCTGTTTTATAAAAGCATTATCACCGTTAATTAATGCGTCGTAAGTAAGCATATTACTGGATGGGATTAGTCTTTTTAGTAATGATATTCATTAATGTAACTGTAGCACGCACAACTTCTCGATAAGCCTTTTCAACTTCATCATCATCTAATAAATCCTTATTAAATCCTTTTTCAAAGGTATTTAATATATCCTTTATTAATACTGAAGCAGCATCTTCTTTTTCCTTACCTTTTCGTCCCTTAACTTTCTCAACGTCTAAAATAACATTTAAAATATTTGGAATTAAATCAATAGCAATTTTAGCCCACATGAATTGATCTCCTAACCAATGAAATGCTTTAAATACGAAAGTCTTAGCTCTAAAGATCCAGTAGCAAGACCAGGATTAACCATTGTCCCCCAAGCACCACCATTTATTAACCCTATACTAAATCCTTTTCCAACTTTATCTGGTAATAGAGGAATTTCTACGAATGGATTATTGAATATGTAAACTTGTCTTGAGGCTGATCCTAGAAGTGCTATTGCAGTTATAGGAGTAGTTGCTCCATCTAAAAAATAAATTGAGTCGTCAGATAATAGATCATCTCCAGTATAAAATATTGCAACTTTAGTTAAATCTGTAACATCATATGCTTCGCCGCCAAAATTCATAATAGCAATAGCACTAATTAATTCTAAAATATAATTAGGATGAACATCTGGAACTAATTGCAAACCATCTTCTGCACTTAATTGACCAGGATTAGTTCCTACAATAGTTGTAGGAGGTATAACTATATTGTATTTAATAACTTCACTGCCAAGAAATATACTATTTGCCATAGTTAGTCTCCACTAAATATTGTAACAGTAATATCACCGCCACCAGTAATATCAGAATCTATTCTAGCTCTTAAAGCAAAATATTTATTACTAGCATGAATAGCTAATACAGCATCACTATTTACAACTGTAGCATTTATAGATTGTATAAGTGACCAATCTCCTGCATAATCAGGATCATGAGATTCTTCGATTTGAATACTACCCCCTGTGATAGTTCCTGCGCCAATGATAAAAATTACTAATGCTTCGTGTGAATCAGGAACAACAGCTACATTACCATTTCCACTAACAGTGGCTTCATCCTGTAATGTATATTTAACACCTTTTTGTAATGCAACTGCCATGATATTACCTTCCTATTAAGGCTTCCTATTAAGGCTTCCAACAAGCCTGTTTCTGATCTTCATTCTTAGACGCATTAACACATAATTGTCTAGTTAAAAGATTCTGGACACGCATGTATTCTTCCATATTCTGGTATAAATCTTCTGTTTCATTATGATGAAATATTAGATTCTCTCTAATTCCTGTAACATCTAATTTCATAATATCTATATTACTAGCTACATTATTAGATAGAATATATGTTAACCATAACGCAATAGCCGCAGTTGGTCCAACAACCCATAATGTTTTAGCCCACCAGGGTTGATCTGATAATTTATTCATTTGCGTTTATCACGTCAAAATCAGATTCCTGTTTTTGCCTTGGTGCAAAAAATACAAAATTAGGACCAATGCGTGGATTATTATCTTCTGTCTGAGGTTCAATATTCTTTATTATGACAGACATATCTTTAGCTATGCCTGCCGCTTCGGAGGCTTTAGTATTTTCTAATTTGTCTTGAGTGATTGATTCTAAAGCAGAGAGTAGCTTAGAGGACGCGCGTTTAGTAATTGTTTCTCTGACTTTATCTAGGTGGGTTTTTAATTCTCTGTTTGGGTTGTTATAGTCAGCTAATGAAGTAGTTCCTTTACCATAAGCATCAGTAGAATCATGACTGACACCAAAATTCTCGGCTAATGATATAGCACTAGTCCTACCATTAACAATCTTTTCCTCTCCAATGATTTTACGTAATGAAGTAGGAACATTAACATCTCCATTAGACCGACCGCGCGGATTATGTTGAATTATTTTAGGATTAGACTGAACTGATTGACATGACTGACCTGAATGACTAGATTGAATAGCCGATTCAAATAATTCGTCTGATACTATTCCTAACATGATTACTCCTATTTATATCAGACCAAATAACCAATCATTTATATATTATAATATTATCTTCAGAGGGTATTATCCCTTGCCTCGGAGTATACCACTGACCAGACTGTCAAGTCAAGTGTCTGAAGAATGAATTATATTATATATTATATAAATATACACTATTATATATTATATAAACATACACACAAACAGACTAGAATATGGGACCCTATTTATAAAATAAAATAAAGTAAAGTATAAAATAAAGTATAAAATTACATCCATCCATCGAGGTTGATATTCCCTGCCGGATCTGCCCAGTATGGGACCCTTTAACATGTGTATAGGGGTAGTTTTGAAATGTCAAAACCTTACTCTTTGAAATGTCAAAACTTTAGAAGGCTAAGATTTTGAATTGTCAAAACTATAATCTTTGACATGTCAAATTCTATCCTCAGCAGGCTGACAAAAAATGTCAGACAAAAATTGTCACATGACAATAAATGTCATCGGAAGGGGCGGTAACTCATTGATAGATGATATAAAACTATGGCATAAGACATGCAATAGTAGTCAGTAGCATGGCACTCTCACTAATTAACCTCGAACGCGCATTAAGACAAGGTAAGACGCCCGAGAGTCTAAAGGCCGAATTCCTTCAGAAGGGCGCACAAAAAGCTGGATACCTTTACATTACCTCGAAAGGTATGAAGGTTGTTATCAAGCTAGATTCAGGCGGATACAATAACAGTAATCAGAAACGTCCACCTGATTTGACTTCCTACGGATGCAAGACTATCTATCAGACTCTCGCGGGCAAATACATTATTCAAGAATACGTTACTCCGTTACGGATGCGCGGATCTAATGTCGATAATGTTCCGACCCATCATCCTGCATGGGACATTTTCTGGAAGATTAACAGACATGAAGCGGGAGATTATCACGCGGCGAATTTCGGTATCGACACTCTCGGCCGTCTAACTTGTTTTGATTGGTAAATATCATGTATATCACTCAAAATCTAGGAAGGAATGATTGTGTCCTTATCAGTCTTGCAAACTATACAGGTAAGGACTACAATATGATTCTGAAAATTGCGAATGATCTAGGCTTAAAAGAAAGTTACATTATTCGATTTGGCATTCCACAAGACTTAACTCCATCGATTATTCGTGTTCTAATAGGCAAGTTACCGCGCGTTTTTACTGTGCTGCCGGAGGTTACATTTAGCGGTTTAGCTTCGTGGAAGAAACCTCATTCCCATTCCGGTCATATGACTTGTATGGTAGACGGCAACGTATTTGACACCGACGGCGCTATTCGTTCAAGAGAAGATTATCAGACGTATTACGGTGTAGTTCTCAAGAGAGCATACTATTTAGACTAGGGAGAATAAAATGAAAGAATGTCCTATCTGCAAGTATTCGTTTAGCGCGCATCGATCCCATTGCCCAATATGTGGCGCGGCTCATGTAAGTCAAAGGTTCTATATTGACCTTGCATTCCTACCTCGATGCCTTCAAATCGTATCAGCCATAAACGCCGAACGTGTCGGTCACTACAGAACGCGCATGTTGAAATTTGATACATGCGATCCCGATCAATAAAACTTGTGTCTGTCCTAGAGTGTCACAATTCTAGGACAGAACAGAATTCTTAGAGATCACGATTTTAGTAGTTGACAAGGTAATCCCGACATGCTACAATGGTCTTAGATAGGGCAATCAAGCCCAAGGGAGGTTAGACGATGACTGCTACAGGCCGCACAATCAAGGTTGGTGACGTGACACTACCCGAGCACACGGACACTCTCTCATTCACGGTGCCGCCAACCGACAAGATCAAGCCTGAACAGGCTACTAGGGCCGGCGAGAAATACGAAAAGACTTTCGTGTTTCCTCAGGTATCTTCGGTAGACGAGGCAGAACTTGTTGCTCTTGAAAAGGAGTGGACGTTAGTTGAATTCGTGAATGACAAGCTCAAGAATGCCGCGCGTGCAAGTGCATATCAGAATGAGGCTGCATTGTATCGCGTGACCGAGATTTCTGCGGAGGATATCAAGGATCGTATGGTCCGAGATTTCATTCGTCTTGGTCATAGTGAAGCAGAGGCACGTGCATTGCTCGATTCTCTCATGACGAAGTAAGCTCGCCATAGACCGGATATAGTTCAGTATATGAACGTGTCCGGTCTATTCTTTTTTCATTCTTTTTTCCAGTATTACATAATTGATTAGGGAGAGAGAGGTAAAGGTATCTCTGTCTCTCTCTCTCTCCTAGACAGGATGGTCGATATCCCACCTGCCAATGTCCTGTTTAGGTGACACTTCTCGGAGGAGGTTTTCTCTTTTCTTTTTTTTATTTTTTTTTTTTT